AAGGGCCACCGGAAAGAGGGAGAAGATAATGACTGATTACAGCGACATGTCAACATATTCAAAGTTTGACCGCGCGCTAGGTGCGTGGGAGGACCGCCAGTTGAATGACCATTTGGCGAAGGAAGAGGAATGGGACTTCGCCCACGATCAGGCCGAAGGGGCTGTTTGGGATATGAGACTGAGCGAACTGTACAAGATGTCACCTGTGGGTGTGGAAAGGAAGATTGAGGAAGTGGCAGAGAAAATGATTGAGCATGTTGCTCAACTGATAGTGGATGGAGGCGAGTAATGGGCATAACGATTGAAGTACCCGTCCCGACTGACTACGTGGAACTCACGAAGAGGCTGATACTCATCCTTGAACATCGTGTAGATGAGAGTGGTCAGATCGTGTTGCTCACGGGCTGTCGGCACTTCTCCAAGCAGGTGGACGGGGATGACGGCAAGTTTCGTGGTATGGCGTTCGGAATCGAAGAAATAGAATGGGAGGAAATCGAATGACAACCATTGTTGTGGACTGGCACGCTGTAGCCATGGCCTTCACTTGGGGGTGCCTTGGGTTTACCGCAGGTCTGTTGACGGTGACGATAGTGGACGAGGTTTCACGTAGGCGCCGCTATGTCAAAGAACTGGAATCATTTCTAAAGAGAAGGCGGGATTCGTGATGCTTGACGTGCAACCCGATCCTGTCACGGCGTTCAGGCTGTCCACTGACCGCAAGACCACACCCTTTGCCCGACCCCGCAAGGGTAAGGGAGCCAATGGTGCCGAGCCGTTAGCGAATGCTTTCGGACTGCCATCAGGCCCGGACTACTCGTGCGAGAACGCAACCGAGTGGTGCTGGCCCGGCACCTGCTATGCCAGCAAGTTGGAAACCTTTCCGGGTGTGAGGAATCTTCTGGCGCACAACTGGTCCGTGTACCAGAAGTACAGCAAGTCGACGCCGGACCTGCACCGCGCCATGGACGACATGTTGGACGAGTTTGAGAGGGCTTGCGACAAGCGTGGAGTGGCGCCCGTGTTCCGCTGGTTCTGGGACGGCGACATACCCAGCAGAGAGTTCGCCCATGCGATGCGGGCACAAGCATACAATCGCCGCCACGTCCAGTTCTGGGCATACACCCGCAACTTCGATGCCGTCCCGCATCTGCTGCATCAGCCCAATCTGACCGTCTACCTCAGCGTCGACAACTGCAACGTGGACGCTGCACTGGAAATGAATGAAAGGTGGGACCGTGCCTACGGACGGAACAAACCAGCCAAGTTTGCGTTCTGTGGTGACACATGGGACGAAACAGAAGAACTCGCCGCCCGATTCAAGGGCGAGCGTACAGGACCTCGTTGCCCCGAACTAACGGGAAAGATCCCGATGGTTGTGTGGGGTAGCGAGGGTACAGGCCGGGGGGCATGCGTCGAATGCGGCATGTGTCTGACCGGCATAAACAACGTGAGGTTCTCCTCACAGAAAGGGTGATCCCCATGCGGAATCACTTCGACAACCACAGAGGGCACCACCTGCTTGCCGCCAAGAGCGACACGCAGTCGGCGCAAACAGTAATGGCAGAGGCGGGAGCCTTGTTTGACGTGACATACCAGCCAGCCGGATTCGTTAACGCCTTCGGCGACTGGTGTACACCAAGAGCACAGCACGGCAAGTACACGGGACAGCCACTGAATAAGTATGTAGTCAGGCCGGATACCAACCAGATACTCGGCCTGCACTCCTACGCCTACCCAGAGTGGGAGGGCTACTCCCTGATTGCAGACATGGCCGAAACCATGTTCCCCAACTCCGCCACGTCATGCACGTTGTTCGGCGGCGGAGAGAAGGTGGCGCTCACTCAGGATCTGATTGATCCTGTAGAGATCGGTCCGGATGATGTCATCCAGCCGCAGATATGTTGGCTGTCATCCCTGAACGGGTCATGGTCAACAGCCGTGTACGACCTGAACTATCGGTTGTTCTGTCAGAACCAGTTGATTAGCGAAACCCCGCTCATCAAGGTCAAGCACAGCAAGAACCATGACGCTCTCCTTGAGATGAGGATCAACATCCTCGAAGGGGCACGTCGCCGGGCCGGAACCTTCTCCACCATGGCGAAGATCATGCGGGATCAGGAGTTCGCTGACGCACAGTTCGAGCATCTGGTCAGCGTACTGCTACCCATTGACCACAAGGAGATGACCGAACGGATGGTGGATCTGCGGTTGACCAGTCAGGGGGCGTGTCGTTCGGCGTGGAAGGAGGAACGTCAGGAGTGGGGTCCCGGCAACAAGTGGATGGCGTACAACGCCGTTCAGGGCGCCGAGCAGCACCGCCTGATCGGACGCAACAGGAAGGGGCACCACAGCAAGGTGAGGGCGCTTGAACTCAACCTGAATGGGAAGGCCCCACTTGCCAAGCGGGCAATGGACCTGCTGCACGTCCAATGATTCGCATGATGCGTGTCAAGCATGGGTACACGGCGTACAAGCGTGGCCTGTGTCGGTGCGGGGAATGCAGGGCAGCGAACACAGAGTATGAGGCGCAACGTCGGAAGGCGAACAGGTTGCCAACGAGGCCGCGCCCGTACTATGAGGATGGAACATTCACAAGAGAGGAACTGTTGAGGTTCCGGAAGGAGAGTGACGGCCAATGACTACGACTTGGGAATCCCCCGACGTGTCGGCGATAATCACATTAGCCAACGGCGAGAAGCCTATACTCTGGCAGATAAGCCCCGGCGGGGAGGGGTCCCGCCCCTACGTGGGGACGGTAATGGCATCGTTGGAACACAACGAGCGAGATCCATACGTCGTCTGGAACATGGCATCAGACGATGGCAAGTCTTGGGACTGCTGGGGAGGCCACTACTGTGGCAACTACCACGCAGCCCTTGAAGCATTCGCCGCCCGGCGAATGTACCACTAGCAAGAGAGAAGAAACGACATGAAGATCCTTACCGAGTTGCCCGAGCAGGTCAGAAGCAGGACGGAGAAGTACCCGTGGACCGAATGGTTCGACGGAGTTCCTCGTCTGCTGGAGCAGGGCGTTGACTTTCAGGGAACACCAGAAGGATTCCGGTCCTGCGCGTATGCCGCCGCTAGGCGCCATGCAATCAAGATCAACCTTCGGACTGTAGCCAACGACATTGCTATCCAGTCGGTGTCGGCGGTCACTCCGTGACCGACGCGAGTACAAGCAAACGATTGGAAGCCCTTGAAGACGTGGTGTTCGCAGACGATGCGAACATCGCCGAAGCAGTCATGGGGCTCCTTGCCATCGTTCAACATTTAGCCTATATCGTGGGAGATACTTTCCATGATTTGAGTAGTTCTTTTTCCAACGGAATGGAACATATAGGTCAACTGTTGGAACGAGCAGATCAGGATAAGGAACAAGAATCTGCGGATGGGCCACACCTTTCCGTGATTCCCAGCGACGACTAAGCCTGACTGTGACCACCATGTGCCGTCCCGGCCCCCTTTCGGGGGGGCCGGGACGGCCATGCTATCATGCCATGGGCATCCCATCGGGGATGCCCGCAACACGCTAGGATGCAACCATGACCGAAACCGACCAAGCAGCCCCGCCGGACGACCGGATCACACTACGCCAGTCGTGGCTAGGCACGCTCGCCATGTGCCCTGAGCGGGCACGCCAAGACCTGCTAGGACTCTCAGCGCCGACGGAATCGACCAACACCGCCATCGGGACCGCAGTCCACTACGGGATCGAACAGTGCCTGCTGGAACAGATGCAGACGGGCGAGCCAATGACGATGCACGAGACGCAGGAACTCGCTGTCGGCGAGTGGTTCCGGAAGGAACCTGAGATCGTCATGTGGAACCATGAATCCCAGACAGCAACGGACATCATCCTCAGGAACACCGAGGCGTGGTGGAACGAGGTGCGTCCCGGAGTGCGCCCGACCGGAGTGGAACACGCGTTCAACCTGCTGATTGTCCCCGAGGGTGAGGGGCACCCGGAGATCTGGTTGAAGGGCAGCATCGACTGTGTGCAGGAACCCGGCATGCCGATTCTTGACTGGAAGAATCCGGGACGTAAACCCCACGCCGAGTGGGAGAAGAAGCGTTGGTCGGTGCAGGCCGCAGCGTACACGTGGGCGATTGGTACCGAGGGGGAATCCCCAGCGACCAGTCTGGACACCCCTCAGCAGTTCGAGTTCGTACACCTTGTCAAAGGGACGGTGCATCGAACCCTCGTAGATGTTGGGCCAGCGGAATGGGCAAGTCTGGTCATGCTTGCCCGTTCCGCTGGGACCTTGATAGCCGCCAACCTGCCAGTCTGGCCACTCACTATGAGTGGCTGGCATTGCTCCCCCAAATGGTGTGGAGCGTGGGCAACGTGCCGAGGCATTTCGGCGGGACCAGATCCATGGAACCAACTATAGAAAGAGGTAGACCCATGGCTACAGCAACAACCAAGAAAACAGAGAACACCTTCACGGTGTTTCGGAGGCAGGTCATCCAGACGGGTGACTACGAGCCTTCCGAGGCGTCGTGTTCGGTGACAATCACGGCGGATGCCGAGTTGTCTCAGGAAGAGATTGGCGAACAGATCGCCCAGTGGGGTACAACACTGGAGATCGCCAACTACGAGGCGCTGGGTGTCGGCTACGAGATCACTGAACAGGGTGTCCGGAGGCTGCAAAAAAGTGTTTCCGGGGCTACTAAAAGTGCTCCCGTGGCTGCTGCCCCCACGGGGAATAGTTCCGGCGGTTCGTCCGGTAACACCTTGGAGTCCATCTGGCGAGATCTGATGGACAACAAGAGCGACTGGTGGGACCCCAACTGGCAGAAGAAGATGGATCCCAACGCCAACTTCAACATGAATGGCCCCGACTACAAGCGCAAGTCTGATGGTAAAGGACTGTGGCTGTCCAAGAAGGATGGCTCTGTACTAATCCCCAACTGGTTCGTCTGCCCGTTCACGGGTAAGGACTCCAACGAACTGACAACGATTAGTGCCAGCATCCGGGGCTGACCCCCGGCTGCTCTCCGCTGAGGAAGTCACCCGTCGCCTTGCCAAAGCAACTGGCAACGCTGCGGGTGACCTCCCGGCGGTTGAGTCGCCGAAGCGTTGGTCGCTTACAGCCGATGTCGTTACGAACCTTGTGGGATTCATCCAGAACCCGGCTGAACGCTGGTATCTGGGCATCCCTGAGGTGGACCTTGCATCCCGTGGAGTCGGGAGAGGCGAGGTACTCATGGTGGTTGGCCGGTCACACACCGGAAAATCACAGGTTCTTCTAAACGGCATCGTAAGCAACCTCGTAAACAACCCCGCAGCCCATGTGGTCATCTTCTCTATGGATGAGCCACGCGAGTTAGTGGTGATGAAACTATTCTCCTTGCTTCGCGGCAGGTCTTCCACCGATGTGGAGGAAGCCGTGAAGTCTGGAGATAAGGAAACAATCGCCGACTTGGAGCGTGCAGCAAAGGAGGAACTGTCCCGAGTAGCAATCGTGGACGAGTCCATACCGTTGCCCGTCATGGGTGACGTGATGGAAGAGGCACGTGAGTGGTGGGGATGTAACCCGTCGTTCATAATGATCGACTATCTCGAACTGCTTCCCGGCGGCGATTCCGATTCCTCGGGTGTGACATCAAAGGCTCAGGCTGTGAAACGCTGGGCTAAAACCCAGCGTGTCCCGGTCGGTCTTGTCCATCAGGCTGGGCGCGGCGCCGGTGAGAAGGGGAAGGCAGCCGGGCTGTATGCCGGACGTTACGGGGGTGAGCAGGAAGCCATCTTTGTCTTGGAAGTCTACCGTCAGAAAGACCGGCAGGACTTGTCAGACTGGGAGACGCAGTATCATGCCAACTCCATCAACGTAAACCTGTGCAAGAACAAGCGCACCGCAAGGCTCGTGGATCAGGTCTATTATCTGGACCCGCTCTGCGGCCAAGTCCATCCCTACTGGGAAGAACTGATGCCCGGATCGGTAGGAGACAAACAATGAACACGGAAGACACCTTGAGTGATCCAACTCTGACGTTTTCGTTACTGTTTCGCGGCGGCGCCATTGCAACAGACCGTCCCGGTGTGGGCAACGGGTTCCGTCCACTGGAACTACCGACAGGGGAACGCGTCACTGCCATAGGGAGCGCATTCCTGACAGAATGCCGTAAGCACCTGACTGACACTGACGCACCCATCGGCGTGTACCCGCTCTGTCCCGGCACACACCATGTTTACTGGGGGTGTGTCGACTTCGACGAAGGCGACGAGGAATCCCTGATCCACGCCAAGAACCTTGAACTGGCGTTGGACCGCATGGGTGTCAAGGGGTGGATCGAACGGTCACGTTCCAAGGGGTACCA